CCATTTAGATGGCCTGACAGTGATTGTGTGGGTCCGCCAAGTTCCTTTGCCGCTTGACTTACAGACTCATATTCATTGCCAGTCTCAATGCAGATGACTGGTTTAGTGTTCTTGCCAAGGCTATTTGTATTACCAAGATGTGCCTTGCTCATGTTTGCCCTGGCTTCTGAGGTAGGGACCGTGCCAAGAAGGGACTGACTAATTTTGTCTTTGGTTTCTTGTGATATGACATGTCCAAGAAGTGCAAGACGAACCTTCTCTTTGGTTTCTTGTGATATGACATGTCCACCTGGGTTGATGTTGTAGCCGCAGGCGCGTTCATTGGAGCGGTACAAGGCAATGGTTTCAATTTCCCAAGCCACAGCCTCTTCCTTTGTCATGCCAGTTACAGGTACTTCGTGGACAACATTTCTCCAGCCATACTTGATAATTGCATTCCAGAAGACAGGGCACTTCTTGTAACCCTTGCCGCCCTGCCATCTAGTAGTTGGCTTCGTACTGGTGATGCCTACATACCGCTTACCGTTTGGGGTTGTATGGATGTAGCCCGTGTAACATGCTGTGTTTACCATGGAGCAACATAGCGGTGCAGAATTGGCCACACTGACATGAGAGGGTCACGGGGGGCCATCACTGGCCTGCCCGTTTCGTAGTTAGCAAACTGGGATGATCCGGCCATTGTTTGTGACCGGTCAAACCAGTTCTTAGCAACCTCAAGCACTAGTGAATCTTGGACGCTCTCAGGGCATTCACGAAAAGCACGCAAGAGGGCATCGGCAATAAGAACTGTTGCCATGTCCAATGCCTCTTGCGCTTTAAGGTCATCATTCGACCCCGCTACACGCTTAACGTCTGAGAGTGCAATCATTGATCAGACGCCACCAAGAGTTACCTTGACGATTGCTGACGGATCGTTGACAGCAACCGCGCCATAGCCATACACAGCGAACTGTGAGGTTAGGTTGGTGATTGTCTGATCCGTCAACTTCACAGGCGCTCCGGCGCTCTCATAGAAGGTGACAGCCTGAGGATCATAAACATAGGCAGTGCCTGAGGACAGTTCAGCGATTGGGATTACCGGCATGAAGCCACCAATGACGGCCTTGACACCCTTAAGGTCAACCGAACCCCAAGTATTGACATTGTCACCAGTGAGGGCGAATACGGGACGGCCATCGTTGTCAACAATTCCCGCGAGAATACGGAAATCGTCCAGCGAAACGACCATCACTGTGGGGGATAGACCAGAATCGGACTCAACAACAGAGGCACCCAAAGCCATGTCCGTCCACGCACCAGCCTTCAGAATGTTGGCGGTCAGGATGTTGGCAGGAACGGTGCCTGTAGCGGCAGCAATTGCAGTTGCGACTGCACCAGAAGTAGCCTTCGCATAAGCGATCATCTGCGCTTGAAGCGTGAGGTTCACGAATGACACATCGCTTCGCTCAATGCTCTGGCGTGAAAGATTGGAGTACGCACCGTACGTCTTGATTGCGGCTGTGGCTGTATTCACAACAACCTTAATCACGTTAAGGTCATCGCCCTCTGCGGCTTGCACGCCGACAGTGCCAGTCACGCCTGCAAATACAGGATATGAGATTGTGTTACCGGTAGCAGGCAGGCCCTGCCGATTGACGGTAGCCATGATTGGACGCCGGTTTGTGACGATCTGGATAGCCTTGGAGACCCAAGTGTCTGTGGGTGTGGCTGTGTCGGCCAGGACGCTATCAACGTCGCGATTGAAGGTGTCAGCGCTAACGCTGCCTTCAACGAGGCCCTTTACTGCCTCGCCGAATGAGCGGGTGCTGAGGGTAAGACCCTCATGAGTAGTAGGAGTGCCGAGCAGGGCAACTTGACGGCCCAAATCAGCAATGTCGGACCGCAGTTCGGTCGTGATATCTTCGTCCATTGAAGTTGGACCTTTCTCTAGATCTTCTGTAGTTTCGGTTAAATCTGAATTCTTTTCACGCACTTCGATAACCTGTGCGGTTCCGAAGGCTGGGAAGTTGCAAAGACTGACCTCTTTGAGCAGAACGGAGGTTCGGACCTCTACGCCCTTACGCTTTGAGGACTTGTCAGGAATGAAGCCAATGGATAGGCCCTTAAGGGCTCCATCCTTAAGAAGTTGATAGGCTTCGCGTCCCGTTGTGATGTCAGATAGATGACATTCGATGTCATAGCCATCTTCGGCGTCTGTACCGCGTGTGACTGTGCCCACGGGCATTGAGTGGGAATCGTGAGACCACAACAGCGGCAATTCGCTACCCAAAGTGATCTCAGGAATAGCACCACGTGCGAATGACTCATGTGAACCATCGGCCAACTTGATGACCGCACCCCACGGAACAGCGCGGCCCGTGAATGTCATTGGCACAGGTGCAGCAGGCTGTTCGCGGATTTCAAATTGGAGTTCGAGATCTTCGTTCATGGTGTGGCTCCTGGGACGGGTGGGGTAGGTGGTGTTGGTGGTGTTGGTGTGTCTAGTGGGGGCAATCCACGCTCGGCGCGGACCTCGTTAATGGTCTTGATTCCGGCAGTGATAAGAGCGGCGTCAACCTCGGCTTGTGTCTTGGCATCGGGCTGTAGCCAGTCACTGAAATTGAACTTCGCCTCTTGGCCGCGTGGAATGCACACGGATAGTGCGTCCGTGATCTCGATCAGGTAATCCATCAAGGTGATTCCCTTGAATTCCAGATTTAGACCCTCGACGGTCGCGTAAGTTAGTGAGTTGCCATCAATGCCCGAGTTGAGTTGTGAGGATGAGACCCCGAACATTCGCCCGATTTCGTTAACGCTGAACTTTTGCGCCTCAAGGAATTGAGCGGATTCGGGATCAAGCCATGCGTGGTCAAATGAAAGCCCATTACCAAGTACAGCGACTCCACCATTTGCGAGGTGTTCTTTCCATGAGGTTTGGTATGCCTCGACTTGGTCAGGGAACAGATTCTCTGTAGTGGTTAGAATCCCTGACTTGGGGTGCTCTGTATCTGCGAACCAGTTGTCAGCGTAAGCACGTAGGTCTAGGACGCCACGCAATGCCACGTAACAGGCTTGGATTGGTCCGAGTCCACGGTAATAGCCGGGCATGTCCAGCAACTTCAGATGTGCGATTTGATCCGCTGTGTACGTTGTTGCATTACGGAAATCGTCACCTGCGTAAACGTAGACACGCTGCCCATTGAGGACTGTTGGTCCCATCCTCTGAGGGTCAAGAGGCTCAAGATTGGCAACTGCACCTTTGTCATTGATTGTCTTCAGCCAGTAGCAGTTTCCGGTGAGTGCCAGTGAGGTCACCGTGCGCTTGATGAAACTTGATTGCGATTCATGTAGGTTTGGCTGATTGATAAGGGAAGGTGTGGCAATAAGTTGCCCATTCTTACGTACCTCTAAGGTAAGTTGCCGGGCTGAGGTGTAGATAACCTGCACTGCCCGGTAAACGGTGGGAATTGTGAGGGCAACGTCAGGCACAACAGCCATTGCGTTACGTGAGGGAATGACAGGGGAATCAGAGATGATAATGGGCGGTTCAGAGCGCGTTTCGTTGACGATTCCCAACCTGGCAAGAATTCCCAATGCACGCCGCCTCAACTTAGTGAGTTAGTGCGGGTCAGGGATCTTTTGTCCTAGGGATGGAATACCTGAACTGATCTCAACTCTGACCCGCACTACTACCATCTTCATTAAGTAGTATCGGATCGAGCGCGGAATTATTTTCGCAGGGCTTACACGAATAGTTGAGGCGTCCATTTAGGTGCTGTATCTACTGCCCAAAGTCCAGCGGCTGTAGCCATCAATGCGTCAATGGGCAGGGCATTGTTACCCCGGCCACGTGTGAGGCGCCAGTCAAGTCCCACGTTCTTCCGCATGGCGCTATTTACCTGTTGTGTAAGCAACGGGTCCCGATTGTGAGTCAAGGTCCCAGCGGCAAGGCGCCGATAAAGCATCATTGATGCTGCGCAGGCGTCGCCCCGGTAGAGGATCGAAGGATGACGGCTCTTCAGGGCCTCAATTAGTTTCTTGTTGCCTGGGGCGTTCTCAAGTGCGAACCTCTGAGAGATCCTTGAGAGGCCGTTACAGAGGTTCATCACGTCATCTTGCTTGGGTGCCACCAGTGAGGCCACTAATGCTGTGTAGGCTTGCCCGTCATCGTCAAGGAAGTTCCCTGTGATTGAGCACACTGAACCATCCGTGGCTTGATCGATCCCCCAAACAATGTCACGCCCGCCATCGGCCAAGTCAACAGCACCGCCCGACATTTGCCAGGTGCCAGGACTGAGCCATGAGGATGATGAATCAACGAATCGATTTAGTTTGTAACGGATGGCGTCAGCCGGGTGTTGGGAGCGGCAGTCGTTAATGGCGTCAGCAAGGTCTAGGCGGCCTTCTGCGAGACTAGGGCTAGCAAGGCAGAGGTACTGAGCCAAGGTCTCATCATCGGCAGGGATAGAGGCGTCGGGCGACTCCCAAACGAATACGCCCATGCGGCTGTCTGGGTCCTCAACGGCTTTGCGGCCACGGTCATAGAGGTCAATCAACATGGAAGAGCCCGAGTCACCAGCGGTGGTGATCCCAATCACGATGCCATCGGGCTGTGCGGCAGTGCCATTGACCAGTGCCTGCCACAGCTCTTCTCTTGTGATGTGAAGTTCATCTGCGAGGCCAACACTGACAGGAATTCCCTGAATGGCCGCTGATTTGCTGGCCTTGATCTCATACCGGCTGTCAGTGTTGGTGACCAGGCCACGAGTGTCAGTCAGTTTGGTGAATCGCTTAGCCAGTTGAGGAACGTTAGTGGTAGTGAACTTCACATAATCGTAAATTAAGCGTGCCTGGTCAGCGGTGCTTGCCACCCCGATGACCACGGCACCTGGCTCACGCAAGAGACCCCAGACAGCCAGAATCGATGAGATTAGGCTCTTTCCATTTTGCTTAGCCATAGAGACAAGCACCTGGCGATAGCGCAAGTGACCGGCCTTAGGGTGGCCCTCTGGGT